AGCAGTAGATAGCTTTGAGAACTCACTTGAACATGCATGAAATATAACTGCGCTTCTTAAATCGCAATCATCATCTACCTTTAAAAAATCTACATAATTTACAAGAGCCGTTTCCGAATCGCTTGGGTCAGGCTTTACAATTACTTTATTACCAGCTTGTATATAATACTTAGGATATGTTTCAGTAGCTAAATGAAGACTTGCAGTGCTCGCAATAAATCCTTGCATTGATTCAGGCACTTGTTCAGCGCTAAATCCATTTCTTTGAACATCTAAAATACTGTCAGTTGGCTGAGGTAATGTTATAGCCGTTGGTGAAGAATCTCCACCATGAGAACCAACCGCAGTGCTTGTTCCCGCCCACATCATTAAGTCTTTAGGTATACTTGCTACCACAAACTTTTGAGCAGTCTTAATAAACTGGTCATCTGCATCTGCGACGCCAGTTATGTTCTCAATATCGAGTTCTATATTTGTCGTTGCCATAGAAGTATAGAGAAGTATCGAGCCTCTCTATACTTGGAATCTTTATATGACGCTATTACCTCGCCAACTTCAGATTTTTATTGTAATCCAACCTCTAATTCGATATGTATAACATCGGCACCCGCGCCAGCATCTTTCAATGCTACAAAGAACGGGGTTACGACATCGCCATCATCAAATGTGAGAGTATGAGTATTCACAGTAGGAGCCACTCCATCTATTTTAAATGTAGCTGCGCCAGCTGCTGAAACATACACTTCAAGAGTATGAACTTCGCCATCAGCCCAATTATCAGTAGTGTCTGTTGGAGTAGCAGTAGTATCATTTAAAGCAGTTTCTACTTTAATATCACCATTGTCTACATCCAAACAAGCATAATCTGTATAAGTAGCTTTTGGGTCAGCCACATGAGTCTGTGACTTCAGTCTAAAACCAGCCATACAATAATCGAGACTTCCAACGGTACCAATCTTTAACTTATGTTTCATATAGAAAGCAGGAGTAGAACCGATGGTGAATGAATCAACACCGTCTATACCTTTAAAGCTTCTATGACACATAACAAATTGATAACCGAGGTTATTCGTATCAGCTTGTTCCCAAGTCATACCAAGTGAAGTCCCAGTAGGAGCATCTACCGTACAAGCACCCATGTAAGCTGCACTTAGGTTAAGTCCATCAGGAAACTGGAGTGAGACCTCCTCTTCTGTTGAACCATCACTAAGCTTTGCAGCTCCGCCTACTCTTTCTGCATCTTCGGCCATTGGGCAATGTTCGAATTTATATACTCTTACATCGTCTATAAGGTCAGTTATTTTAGTACCTTGCTTATTTTGTCCGTAAAGAGAAATAGCCATAACTATACCCCCCTATTTCCAAATGGCATGGGCTTCAGGCATCTGCCATTCCATACCAGCTTCGGTTTGAATTAAGTCAACCCTACGGTCAACTCCACTGTTTTCCAATGTTTGAACACCAACATAAATCGCAGTATCACGGTTAAGTCCGTTACCGACCAGAGGACGGTATTTACATTGAGCCATATTGATTCCTAACATTTTCACCTGTGTTCCGTCTAAGTGAACATTACGAGCAGTATTCATAACTCCATAAGGAGTATAAATCTGTGTAATGTCTACACCAAAGACGTTCTTTTTGCCACCAATTTCAAAATTAGCACGTCCAGCCACTCTATCAGCTAGAGAAGAGCCAACGTCCGTCTTTATAAGATTAGCAGTAAAGTATCCACTTAGTTTATGTAACCAGTTATATACATCGGTTGGAACCATAAACAACGTTGCATTAGCATTATTATGCCTTGGGTCTAAGAACTGTGACATATCATCAAGAAAATCATCTTGAGCTTTTGTGCCAGTTCCACCCATACCAGAACCACTGAAGATATTACCATAATTGATAATAAAATCAACAGCTCCTTGAGTGTACTGTACACTGTCAACAGAAGTTTGAGAGCCAAATAACAACGATGTTTCAATGTCCCATTTATGTTCAATCAGCTTTTCACGCCAGATTCGAGCAAACTCATTAGGTTCGTACTTGAGCACGGTTGCGCGAGTGGTGTTATCCATCGCAAGTGCTGTTTTCCAAATCTGAGTTAATCCAAAACCGGTTGAGAAAGGCTGGTCTTTCCATGTTTCAGGATAGCCTGTACCTTGACCGTGAGCAGTTCCCACAACGTATGTACGCATCTTTTCAAGAACGTTAGCAATATTAGCATGATATGTAGTTCCTACTGGTACATTATTACAATAGGACGTTAATTCTGAGGTAGCTGCAGCAGAAGTAGCTTTTACAATAGTACCAGTAATAGGTACAGAGTAAACGCTTCTTGCACTGTCAGCAACTCCGTCGCTAGTGTCAAATGTAGCATAAGAACTATTTTCTTTAGCATGCACTGTATCAATACGAACAAGAATATAATCATCAACGTCTACTGAAGTAACTTCAGCTGCAGACGATGTTGAATTATTAAGTGGAACTTTTAAAACTTGGTCTTGCATTAAAAAACCAGGTTCAGTTCCAGATATTCCAACTTGTGTATCATTAGCTGAATTGCCAATCGAACTTCCAATATTACCACTTGATTTATAATCAGTAGCTAGTAAGAGTTTTACTTCTTGTCCAGCTGTGGTTGAAAGAGCGCCTGCACTTGTAGTTAAAAGTTTAGCATCTCCTGTTACATTGGCAGAGCCATTATGAAATCCAACTACATATGCATATCGCTTATGATAAGATGGTCTACGTTCTGTGAATTTAAACTCGGGGTCATCGGTAGGCTTTTTTGCAACTTTAGATACAAAACGGAAGAAAGGGTCTTGAGCTATTGATAACTCAGAAACTCTATCTCCGAAATTGTATTTTCGTCTAAGGTCGCCTGTGTCTTTAGAAGTACCGTCAGACCATGTTGCCACGTCTGAATAGGTACTTGCACCAAATACATCAGCCATATTTTCACCTTTTATTTAATCGTTATGGCTTAAAGTATTTTCTATTTAAAGATTCTAAATACTAAAAGCCTTTTCTAGTTCACTTTCAGAACCTAAAAGGGCATCAAATATTTTATCATCTGGAGACATTTCAACTTGAGTTCCACCGGTAGTAGCTAAAGAACTGGGTATTCCTTGAACCTCGCGCATTTTATCGCGCATCTCATTTCTTGTTTTATTAGCTATATTATTATCACGATTCTTACGATTCATTAAATAATAAATATCTTCTAATTCAAGAGATTTAGACTTTGCAAATTCAACGAAAGTTCCCCACTCTTCATCATCCAATTCATGTTGTTGACGGAAAGAAGCTTCTTTTGCTAACCTATGATTTTCAGACCTTTGTCCTTGTAATGCTTTTCCAAGCCTACGCTGAACAATGCCATCAATCGTGGCACCGAGAACTTTTGCTGAATCCGATTCTGGAGTTGCAAAAGCTTCATCGGCATCAAATGAAAAATCTTCAGGAAGATTTAATTTTGTTGCCATATTTTCAGGTGTCTGACCACCACCCTCAAAATAATTTCTCACATGAGTAATTAAATTAGGGTCGTCTCGCATAGCATCAAGGATTGGCATATAAGGCTCTAGCTCTTGGAGCTTTCCATTGAGCCTTCTAGCTTCTCTGCTTGAATCACTATACCTTTTTTGCATCGTATCCACATCCACTACTTGTGGGTTTGTTTCAACATGCGGTTGAACTTCACTGGGGCTCGTAAGTGTATTACCACTATTAGAATCCGAGGTTAGCTGCGAAGTTTCGTCTAATATCCCACCATTAACACTTTCATCGAGAGCTGCGAAGAAATCATCTCCTGTGCTCCCCATTACTGCATCAACTGCTTGGGAATTTGGATTTGTAGTCTCTAATTCGGGGGCCATAACGGCGTTGCCTTGTTCTTGAGCCATACGTTTTTCTCCATTTTATTAATTCAATAAATTATAAACTTTAATGCTAAAGTTACAACTATTCTTTTTCACTCTGCTCTTTATCTTGCTTTAAGTCGTTTCTCATCTCATCACGCAGTCTTTGGAACTCAACTTTCAACATTCCTTTGAGTAATTTCTGTTGCGCCTGCGTATCTATTACATCTTTTCTTATTTCATTAGAAGCTTGTCCTACCTTCATTCTAATACCAGCCTGTACAAGTTGACGCTCTAATGTTTCAATTGTTCCATCTTTATCTTTCAAAGATTCTTCCATTGAAGATAATTGTCCTTGAAGTTGTGAATAGACTGACTTCCTTTCAACAATCTTTTCTTTATTTCTAATATCTGTTTCAGCTATCATAGCAATATCATCTATTAATCCAGCTTGGAACCACCTAAAGTATTCTTCTAATAATGCCCATCTATTTACCGGCATCGTAGCTCCTGATACTATCCTTACATCAAATCTTGCAGTAGAATAATCTTTATATCTTCCTATCGCTTCTCCATAATCATTATAGATAGGTATATTAATTTTAACTTCTTTTTCTTCTTGAGGAGTTTGACCAGCTTCAGGCTGTACAATCCTAAATACTTTTTCAATCGTATAATGTTTTTGAGCCATTTGCTGAAATACTCTACCTAAATGTTCTAAGGCAGGTTCTACAATACTACCCATCCATGCTTTTAATCTTCTAGTCCCAAACTCATCATTTGCAAGTAACCCTCTATATGTTTCAGGCTGCTCTTGTGTAAATCCCATCATCGCAGATGGTACTCCACTTATATATTCTGCATCTGCCTTTCCTTCTTGTACTACTGTATAAAAAGCATTGTTGATTGGAGCCGGTAATACAGGAGTTGGAGAGGCAAACCCTTGACGATACTTTAATAGAGCCCCTGGCGAAGATGAATATTGTTCCCATTCTTCTTCTGGTACTGAACCTTCTTCATACATCCACCTAAGATTAGAAGCGAGGTTTGCATTATGCAACATAATCTGGTGAGATTTATTTATCTCTTGTTGCTTACCAATAAGAGGAACAACTGCACTCATAGAATATGGAGTTCCACTGTACATATAAGGAATTGGAACTATTGGATATTCAGTAATTGGTAAAGTATATTCATACAAGAATACATCATCACCAACTGTGCAAGTTAATATAACTCTATTTTCATGAAACTTTATTGCATCAACAATATTTCTTTTAGCATCACTTGCCTCTAATATTTTATAATCAGACTCACTCATTATCTGTTGTGCAATAGTAGTGGCAGAATCTTGAGCTTCAGCAGTTAACTGCATCCTTTGTTCTTCAATAGCCTGAGCAGCCATCTTCTTAGCTTTTTCTAATTCTAACTCAGCTCTTTCAGGTACCATTTCACCTGCTTCCACAGATTCTTGGAGCTGAAGTTCTTTTTCTATTAGTCCTACTTCTACTTCTTTTTGAAACTCCTCAATCTTTTCTTCTACCTGTTCTTTTATAACATCTAATTCTGCAGGACTTAGTTTTACTCTGATGAATACATTTCTATATGCAAATTTCTTCTTAGCATATGTTTCATAGTATGGGATAATATCTTCATCTTCAGCATCTAAGTTGACACCCATTGTAATATCTTCAGGCTGTATAGAGAACGATTCTTCTGTATCTCTTTGTGAATATGATACAATCTCAGTACTTCTTGCTACTTTCTTTATCTTAGCTTCGTGGTCAGGTAACATATTTATCAAACTTGACCTTGAAAGATTCTTTCTAATTGTTATAAAAGTTGCATCTCTAAATAAGAAATCTCTACTTGCAGGGTCTACATACACATCATATGGTTCAATTCTTTTAAATTTAACTTCTCCCATTCCACGGTCATCATCTCTATCTATATCTACGAGAAAATATCCTACTCCTTTAGTAAGACCATCAAGAGCTACTTGGCTATATAAAGATTTACCATTAGACAGATACCAGCAATAATCTGCAATATCTGAATGAACTTGAGCAGTATCAACATCATCTCCTGTGGCTCCGACTGCTTTCCACCTTGGATTGTTAGCAGTAACAAAATACTTCATAATCTCTATAATAGGAGTTACCCTATTAATAGTG